GATGTGTTGGTCGTAGATAAAGAGATAAACTTTATGGCTACCATCTCTAACATACTTAGGAGACTACAATGAACATGAAACCACAAAAACCATTACCACAACAACAAGTTCAAGTTGACTTAAAAGATGCAGACACAATGAAGTGTCAATCATGTGGTAATAGTATCTTTATACAAGGATATGTTATAAAGAAAATATCTGCTATAGTTTCACCTACTGGTAAAGAAGTTATCGCTCCAATTCAAGTTTTTAACTGTGGAAATTGTGGAGAGATGTTACCACTACAGGAATTAGATGAACTTATTTAAGTGGATAGACGAACTATTTACTAAGAAAAGACCTTGGGATAGTTTTTCGGAAGAGGAGCAAAAGAAGTTTAGCCCGTTTATGGTTAATCGTTACTTGAGTATGAATAATGATTTTCTACCTATTGTAAATCATTTTCAAAGATTAACAATTGAGGTAATGCCACATTCTGCTGTCTATAAGTTTTATTGTTCTTTACTTCCAAATAAGAAAACTTTTCTAAGGTATCTTAGTGGTAAGAAAAAAAAGGTCAACGAAAAGGTTGTTCCTTTTATTCAAGAATACTTTGAGGTTAGTAAGATACAAGCTGGTGAGTATTATCAATTGATGAACAAAGACGAGCTAAAATCTTTACTAACAAAGTATGGTAAAACAGAAAAGGAAATAAAAAAAATGGGTGTTAAATGAGTAAGTTATGGATGGCACTTTTATCTTCTTTAGTTGGTCATATAATTGCTTGGTTTCATATGCACGGTCAATTTAAATACGAGTGGGCAAAAGGTCTTTGGTGGGTTATACTTGGTGGTATTCCAATAAGTATTTGTTTTTTTTATGGAACTAAATGGTACTATGAATATTTTGGGAACTACTGGTATGTTAGACCAATTGGTTTTGGCATGGCAACACTTATTTTTGGCATAATGACCTGGTTACTTTTAGATGAGTTACCAGACACAAGAACAATTATTTGTTTGGTTTTATCAGTTATTATTATCATAATACAATTATCACATTTAATTATAAAGTAGAGGTTATAATGAAAATAAAAGAAACAGAACTTGGAGTTGATAGAGATGTTCATCCAGTTGTAGAACAGATGGAAAAAGAGTGGCCTATTATGACTAAAGAGTTTAAAAGGTTACAAAAACAACAATATGAATTATTTCTTAAGAAACAACATGATTATGGTCCTGGTAATATATCAGTTGGAACGCAATTACAAACTGATGACGAAGTACATCTATCACTTACAGGACTTTGGTTTAGAATGAATGATAAGATACAAAGACTTAAGACTTTACTAATGAGTGGTAGAGATAATGCAGTACAAGGTGAACCTATGGAAGATGCTTACTTAGATGTATCTAACTATGGGATAATGGCAACAATTGTTAAAAATGGAAAGTGGGGTAAGTAATGCCAATATTAGAAAAACATGAAGTACAAGAGAACCGCTTGTGGTATCGTGTAGAAGTTACAGAAGAACAAGCAAGGGAATTCCAAGAAGCTTACGATAGTGAAAGTGAATGGCCTGAGTGGGTTTGGGATTTGGATTGGGATCATCATTGGGATAAACCAGGTAATGATGAAGTGTTATCTATAAGAGTTTTAAAAGAAGAGGAAGAATAATGGAAAGACATTGGGGAGAAAAACAAAAGAAAAAAGAACCAAGAAAAGCTGATGCTTCTGTTAGTGAAAAACATATATCGGTACAAGATAACAAGATATACTTTTACTCCGGCGTCAATCGAAACTCTTGTGTAGAGTTAAATAAAAAAATTGGTGAATTAGAAAGTAAAAGCTTGACATTATCCAAAACTCTTGGTATACTACCACCGTCAGTAAAAATATTTATCAATTCAGGTGGTGGAACTATAGTTAGTGGTATTGCTTCTATGGATACCATATTAAGATGTAAAGTTCCTGTTGAGACATATGTTGATGGTTTTTCTGCTAGTGCTGCAACATTCTTAACAGTAGTTGGTAAGAAAAGATATATGAGTAGAAATTCTTATATGTTGGTTCATCAATTATCAACTGGTTTTTGGGGAACTTACTCTAATTTTGAAGATGAGAAGCAAAATTTAGATTTGATGATGAAAAACATCAAGAATGTTTATAAAGAATACACTAAGATACCAATGAAGAAACTTAACGAGATACTAAAACACGATTTAATGTGGGATGCTAAAACTTGTTTAGAATATGGAATGATTGACGAGATAATATAATGGCACATGTTTCACATAGTCAGTTTACTACTTATAGTGATTGTAACCTTAAATGGAAACTTCGTTATATAGATAAATTAGGAACTTTTGTAGGTAACATACATACTCTTTTTGGAACTGCTATGCATACCGTAATACAAGAATACCTATCGGTAATGTATAATAAATCTATTATTGCTGCGGATAAACTTAATATGGAATCTCGATTAAAAGAAGAGATGGTTGCTGAGTTTACTAAGATAAAAGAAAGTAAAAATGTGTTACCTTGTACCCAAGACGAGATGATGGAGTTCTATCATGATGGTCTTGCTATCTTAGAACACTTCAGAAAGTATCGTAACAAATACTTTATGAAACAGAATTGGGAGTTGGTTGGGGTAGAAGTTCCAATCGTCAAGGGTGTTCAAGAAGGTGTTGATGTGATGGGATATTTAGATGTTGTATTAAGAAATAAAATATCTGGCAGAGTAGTAATCATTGACCTTAAAACTGCTACTCGTGGTTGGACAGATTTTCAAAAGAAAGATTTCAACAAGAAGTCTCAGTTGTTAATTTACAAAAAGTTTTATTCTGAATTGTTTGATGTGCCTTTGGATAAGATTGATGTCTATTTCTTAATATTAAAAAGAAAGATAGCAAAAAATCCTGATTTTCCAATAACAAGGTTACAAAAGTTTGAACCAGCAAATGGAGTTCCAAGTATCAACAAGACAATGAAGAAGTTTGAAGAGTTTAGAACTGAAGTTTTCGATGATAGTGGAAATTATTTATTAGAAAGAAATTATTCAGCAAAACCAGGTAAAGCCTGTAAGTTTTGTGAATTTTATAATACGGAGCATTGTAAATGGGGGAAAATCCTCTAAAAGTAGGACTTGTCGGTAGTCGTAAATACGAAAACCGAAAGAAGATAAAAGAGTTTATCTATAAGTTGAAAATAAAAAAAGGTTTAAACACGATTATCGTTAGTGGTGGATGTTCACAAGGAGCTGATTATTATGCTAAAAAGTATGCTTTAGAACTTGGGTTACAATATGAAGAATATCCACCAGCACATAAAGCACATAATTTATATTGTCCACTACATGAAAGAAACTATGGGAAACCATATAGTGTGAAAAACTTCTTTGCTCGTAACAAACAGATAGCAATTCATTCAGAGTATGTAGTTGCTTTTATTCCAAGAGGAGTTGATTCACCAGGTGCGATATCTACGATAGGTTATGCTAAAAAGTTTGGAAAAAAAACCCTTGTTATTGATTAAAGTATATATTTATATATACAAGTTACAACAACAAGGAATCGGTTATGAAAAGAGATACTTTAACAAAGTTGACATCTGTTAAGATTCTTAAATCCCTTTATGAAGATTTTAAGTTTAAGACCGTCAACTCGTCAATGAACTTACAAAAGTTAGTTAATCGTTCTATTCATCAGTACATACATGATAATGCTATTCAAGAAAAAATAGAAACTTATGACCAACTTCACATAAGTGGGAGTCAATTCTAATGAGAGACGAGATAATAAGAGCTAGTAAAATTCACTTTGAAGCACATATAGAAAAACATCGTATAAATGTTGAAAACCTTTTACACAATTCAGTTGGTGTTGCTGAACACTCAGACATAATGGAAACTATAGAAAAAGAGTTAGAGGTTATTGCTGAATATGATGATAAACTAAGTGTTTTAAATAAATATTTTCCAGATGATTATCAAGGAGACGATACGAGGAAGATTATAAATGGCTAATTTACCTAAATTAAAAAAAATATCTTCTAAACCAAGAAAAAAGAAGAAAAAAATATTACTAATGTCAGATGATTTAAGAATGCATAGTGGAGTTGCTACTGTATCTAAAGACATCGTATTTGAAACGCTTAATGAATATGATTGGGTTCAAATTGGTGGTGCTATAAAACATCCTGAAGAAGGTAAAATAGTTGATATGTCTGAACACCTTGAAAAAGATTTTGGCATTGAAGATGGATACCTTAGAATATATCCAGTTAGTGGATATGGAAATGAGGATATTTTGAGGTCTGTTATGGAAATGGAAAAACCAGATGCTATACTTCACTATACAGATCCTCGTTTTTGGATTTGGTTTTATAATATGGAGTCTGAAATTCGTAGAGAGATTCCAATCTTTTATTATAACATTTGGGATGATTTACCAGATCCACAATACAACACCAATTACTATAAAAGTTGTGACTTACTAATGGGTATCTCAAAACAAACTTACGGAATTAATAAAAGATTATTACCTCATTATGAAGATTGGCAGATAACTTATGTACCACATGGTATATCAAATAGAAGATTTCACAAGGTAGAAGATGATAATACTTCACTTTTAGATTTTGATTCTAAATACGGTTTATCTGATAAGACATTTAAGATACTTTATAGTAATAGAAATATTCGTAGAAAAATGCCAGGTGATGTTCTATTGGCTTACAAATATTTTATGGATGGATTAACACCTGAACAAAGAGAAGAATGTGTTCTTATCTTTCATTGTGCTCCGATAGATGAAAATGGAACGGACTTACCGAGAGTTCATAAACACCTATGTCCTGACTACGATATTTGTTTTACTTATAATATAGATAATAGACCTTTCAATGATGATGAAATGAATTTATTATTTAACTCAGCTGATGTTTATATTAATTTAGCTAGTAACGAAGGTTTTGGGTTAGGTAGTTGTGAAGCACTTACTGTTGGGACGCCAATCATCGTAAATGTTACTGGTGGTCTACAAGATCAATGTGGTTTTAGAAAAGATGGTGAGTTATTAACACCTGATGATTATACAGAGTTAGGTTCTAATCATTTGGGTACTTATAAAGAACATGGTGAATGGGTATTTCCTGTTTATCCAACTAATAGGTCTTTACAAGGCTCTCCTATGACGCCTTATATATGGGATGATAGATGTCAACCAGAAGATGCTGTTGTTCAGTTGAAAAAACTATACGACATGGATAGAGAAGAAAGAAAAAGACTTGGTTCATTGGGAACAGAGTTCTGTAAAGAAAATCTAATGACATCACAAGCTATGGGACAAAGATTTATTGATTCTATGAATGGTGCTTTTGATAATTGGAAACCACAACCTAAATATTATATGGAGGCAGTATGAAGCGTTTTGTACTTATGATTGCACCTTTTAATACTCGTAGTGGTTATGGTGACCATGCTCGTTCATTATATTACTCAATTATGGATAGAGAGGACTTGGATATTAAATGTATTGATGTAAAGTGGGGTAATACACCTAGAAACCATTTAAGACCAGAGGTGCCTAGACATAAAAAATTATTAGATAGTTTTATTACAAATGAACAAGTAAAAAGTCAACCAGATGTTTTAATTGACATAAGAATACCAAATGAATTTGCTACTGGTGGAAAAATTAATATTGGTGTAACTGCTGGTGTAGAAACAAATGTGGTTTCACCTGAATTTTTAGGTGGTATGAATAGAATGAATCTTAATATTGTACCGTCAAGATTTACAGCAAATACATTTAACAAATGTACTTATGACAAGATGGAAGATTTACCAAATGGACAAAAGCAAAAAGTCGGTATCGTTAAAAACGAAAAACCTATTAAAGTATTATTTGAAGGTGTAGATACTGATGTTTACGCTCCAAAGAAAAAACATGAGTTAGAGAAAAAGTTTTATGGTGAATTGGACGAAATGATTCAAGAAGACTTTGCTTATCTTCATGTTGGACAATGGGGTGGTGGTGGTTTTGGAGAGGATAGAAAAAATATTGGAACTTTAATAAAATCATTTTTGAAAGCTTTTTCTAATATATCAAATCCACCGTCTTTGGTTTTAAAAACTAATGGTGCTAATTTTAGTTTACTTGATAGAGTAGAAACCAAAAAAAAGATACAACAAGTAAAAGACATGTTTACAGGTGTTAGTTTACCAAATATTTATTTACTACATGGTGATTTAACTATAGAGGAGATGTCTACTCTTTACAATCATCCGAAAATAGGTGCTTTTATAACTTGTACTCATGGTGAAGGATTTGGAAGACCGATGTTAGAGGCTAGTTGTTGTGACTTACCTGTAATTGCTACTAAGTGGAGTGGTCACTTAGACTTTCTTACAGATTCAGAGTCCATGTTAATTGATGGGTTTATGAAAGAAGTCCCAAAGTCTGCTTTATGGCCACCGATTATCATTGAGCCATCCAAATGGTTTGATGTAAATGAGGCTGATGTAGTTAGAAAGATTAGAACTTTTCATAAGAAAAGAAAACTAATACAAAAGAAAGCTAGTCGTTTAGGTAAACGAAATCGAAGAGAGTTTTCTCTAAAAGCTATGGCAAATGAATTTAATAAAATTTTAGATGAAGTTTTAAAATCAGTACCACAACCTGTAAG